ATCAAGGGGTGCGCCCGGCTGAGGAATTTCAGTCTCCTTTAAAGCAATTACTTGCTTAAAAGGGTAAGACCAAAATCCTAAAAGGACAACCGAAAGATCTGTAGGAATAGTTTGAGGAGAAATCCGTTTAACAAGACGGAACCCAGCAAAACCACCGAAGCGGTTTTGCTGACTAAAGCCTGCCACGTACCGTGCCCGCATTTTATCGACAGCCACTATTTCAGTGACTTTCTTAAAAAGCGAACGGTGAATGGTAAGTATTAGTTCTGCCTGTAATCGATCCCACTCGAGGAGACCGGGATCAAAGGTAGACTTTACAAGGCGCCCCAGACTTTCAGCCTTCAGAGCCAGTGAGGTCCCTTCCAAGATAGTCCATTCTCGACCGAGGAGGGTCTGCTCATAATCGAGCTTCTTCTCTTCGTATTCAAGAATGGATTCTTCAGCTTTGGTGCACAGGTCGTAATAGACCCAGAATGCCGGAGAACAAACCACAAAGGGCAATGAGATAAGCCCCCAAAGGTTACGCCCGAATAGACCAACACGAGCCCAAAATTGGGTTCGGAGTTGATCCTTCAGTTCGTCTTCCGAAGGAGGACATTTCTGATTGTCGGCAATGAGGTCCTGCAGAGCAGAGACCACATCGTCCGGTCTATTCGCCATCGAGTGTGGGAATAACGCGATCCAGCTAGCTTTGTATAAAAGCCCACTGGCCGTATCCCATAACCCACTCGTAGGCCCAATAACCGATGAAAGGATCGGTCCAACATTTGATCTTAGCCAGTTACCTGGCCGGATTATATGAAGGAACCGAACCAATTCTCGCTCAACGTGCGTGGGAAAGATGAAACCTCGTTTCAGAGAATCTGAAATGAGAGTACAAAGCATACGCGGATTACGCAAAGACCCAAGGATTAAACCAGGGCTCATGGGGGATAAATCCCCCAGAGTTGGTGAAATCCATCTTTTGGCAAACTCACAGGTACCCGATTTCATTTCGAAAGATTTCGATATGTTAATAGGGACACCAAGAGTTGACATAAGATCCAGGTAGGCTCCCGCAACGGCAGCATCAGCAATGATAATATCATCACCTAGCAGCGCATAATGCTGAAACCATTCCCGGTAACCAACTCGTCGAGCAGCAATCTGCACGATGAAGTGGTGGGACAGTGCAAGCATAGCCCAAGAGGATAAAGCTCCTATGGGTTGGCCAACCGCATAAAACGTAGCGCTCTTATTCAGAAACCAGGGACGAGTAACCAATAAAGCAGCCCAGTTACGAGCCCAGCGAACCCCAAGGGATTCGAGGACTTGAATCTGGAATGCAATCGGCAATCTATCCGTAGCAGCTGAGAGATCGTATGAGAAAACCTTTGCGCCTGAGGCTCTTACATACGCTATTAGAGAATGGACTGGTGCCAACTGATCGAAGGTACCATCCTGAGAAATAGAGCGAAGAATGTCGAAAATCCCCAGATGAAGTGGTTTCAGGAGAACCTGAGTCCACCAATCTGTGATTGCGACAATCCGAACTTTACCTCTCGCCTCAAATAGAGTAGCAAGACGCCCAAGGTACTTAGGGAATTTCCCATACAGAATCAGTACTGGGAATACAGGTAGGCAACACAAGATGGTAAATAGATTCCAAGTGATCAGTAACCAGGCTCTCTGGGCCAGTGCAATAGACAACCAATGGTACCACACAAGTGGATCCCGAAGGAAGGCTACAGCATCTAGGCCTGCAGACCAGGTTGATTTCTTGAAATTAGGACCGGCAGACTCTGAGACGTAAGTCCAGATAGCCCGTCCAATTACCAGTGATCTCGGCAACGAGCCCACGACTTGAGCCACCTCCCATACGGGAAGTGTCGAACTCAAACCTGAAAAGCCATCAGTGATGGTGGACAATTTCAG